AGGGCAGAAAGGTTTTCACCACTCAGTATTTTAGGGATCAGCGTGAGATGCTTTCTGAGGAACAGTTTGAGTCCGAATTTCAGCAGAAACCGTTTGAAGCAAAAGGAATCCTTTTCCCGGAGAAGAGTCTTAACCGCTACTTTGAACTGCCGATTGACCGTGATCCTGACAGTATCATTGCTGTCTGTGATACTGCGGACACCGGAGATGACTTCTGTGCTATGCCGATTGCTGCGGTATACGGAAGTGAGGTCTACATCGTAGATGTAGTCTTTGACGATTCTGCACCGAAAGTAACCAAACCTGAATGTGCGAAAGCACTCATTGACAACAAAGTGGTAGCCAGTACCTTTGAGTCGAACAATGCAGGTAAGTATTTTGCCCGTGACGTGCAGCAGATTTTAACTGACAGGAAGTATGTGTGCAATATCCGAACGAAGCAGACGATCAGTAACAAGCAGACCCGTATTGAGTTCGCATCGGACAACATCTTGAAGAAGTTCTACTTCAAAGACCCGTCCCTGTACGCAAGGAACAGTCAGTATGCAGCTTTCTTGAAACAGGTGACTACTTATACCCGATCCGGTAAAGTGCCGCACGATGACGCACCAGATTCCCTTGCATTGCTTGAAAATGAACTGAGAGGACTGATCGGAAATACGGTTGAGATTATGGACAGAAGGATTTAATTTTCCTAAAAAGTCTCCAATGCTTATGCATAAATATTGCTTGAAATAACCATTGAAGAGTGTTATAATAAACCATAGAGAAAGATTATTAAGAAGGAGGTGTCACCAGTGGTAGAACCCTATTTACATCTGAACGGACGAAGAATGATCCTGACAGATGAAACCGAAGTGAATATTGGTAACGTGGTTCAAATATTGCGAAAAGCATTACCGTACCACTGGAAGAACCGAAGTGAGATCAGTTACCTGTGGTCTTACTACAAGGGCAGGCAGCCGATTCTTAACCGTGTGAAGGAAGTAAGACCTGAGATCACAAACAAGATCGTTGAGAATCGTGCGAATGAGATTGTCTCATTCAAGTCGGGCTACCTCATGGGCGAACCGCTACAGTATGTTTCCAGAGGAAATGCTGAGAACATTGCAGATGCAATCAATCAGCTTAATGAGTTCGTATTTGCAGAGGAAAAGCCTGCGAAGGACAAGGAACTTGCCGACTGGTTTCATATCTGCGGAACTTCCTTCCGTATGGTACTCCCGGATGAAATGGCAGGAGAGGACGATGAATCCCCATTTGAAATCTACACTCTTGATCCCAGAAATACCTTCGTGGTCTATAACAACGGTTTAGGCAACAAGCCAATTCTGGGTGTTAAGTATGTGGTGGATGAAAACGGAGTGGTACATTACAGTTGCTATTCCGATCATGAGTATTTTGAGATTGTGGAGTCGAAGGTTATTTCCTATGATACACATATTCTGGGTGAGATTCCGATTATTGAATATCCACTGAATATGGCAAGGATCGGTGCTTTTGAACTGGTTATCCCACTTCTGGATGCAATCAACCTGACAGACAGTAACCGTTTGGATGGAGTGGAGCAGTTCATTCAGGCATTGATGCTATTCCACAACGTAGATATCAGTTCCGAAGATTTTGACGAACTCCGGGAAAGAGGGGCTATCAAGTTCAAAGACATTGATCCCCAGTTGAAAGCTGAGATTAACTATCTGGTAAGTAATCTCAATCAGGGTGAGACTCAGACCTTGGTAGACCATATGTATCAGACAGTGCTTACCATCTGTGGTATGCCGAACCGTAATGGCGGTTCTTCTACATCTGATACAGGTTCTGCCGTCATCATGCGTGATGGTTGGTCTGCTGCCGAAGCCAGAGCAAAGGACAGTGAGTTGATGTTTAAGAAGTCTGAGAGAATTTTCTTGAAGGTGGTTCTGAACATCTGCCGCACTCTTGCCGATATGGACTTGAAGGTATGCAACGTAGAAATCCGGTTCACACGAAGGAACTACGAAAACATTCTTCAAAAGGCACAGGTGCTTGATCTGATGCTGAAAAATAACAAAATCCATCCACGTCTTGCTTTTGAGCATTGTGGGTTGTTTGTAGATTCTGACCTTGCATACACATTAAGTGCTGAATATGCAGAGGAACAGGAGCAAAAGGCACAAGAGTTGTTTGAACAACAGCAAAGAATGAAACAGGAGGGAAATGACGATGACTCCGGTAATAACGAAGGAAATGGTGGAGCAGATGGAAAGTCTGCTGAAACACGGGAGCAGAGTGGAAATACTGATTGAGCAGGGTAAGATCACCATTGTAGAAATCAAACGAAAAATGAAGATGAAAGAGTAACGCCGGGACAAAGGTTCTGGTGAGTCCAATGGGACTGTGAGTGTAACAACTCATAGTCCCTTTTTATTTTGTCATGAATAAAAAGACACTTTCAAATTACATTCTGGCGTTTGATGAAATCAATGCCCTTACCGCTGTCAGTTATAACACCGCTTCCGAAACTACAGAGGATCAGACCGTACAGGTCAGTCAAATAGCAGATGACATTTTGTCACTGCTCATAAATGCCTACCGCAAGGGCGTACAAGCCGCTTCGGAGATGCTTGCTTATGATCTGACCGTGGATGTGAGAAGCATGGATGAAGTCATCTACTTGGTGATTGACGGTAAGACATTTGAGGACAGGGTTGCAGATCATGTCCTCTCAGGAGATTTACAGGGGCTACAGACTCTTGCTGAATCTGAATTTCACAGAGTATACAACGCTGCGGTTCTGGATGGAGGACACCAGTACCAATCCAGTGTTGGATATGGGGTGACAAAGAATTGGTACACGGTTATGGATGACAAGGTGCGGGAAACGCATCGTTATCTGGAAGGTGCTTCGGTGTCTCTGGACGAAGAGTTCTGGACATTTGACGGAGATCATGCAGCTTACCCCGGAGGGTTTACAAAAGCTGAGAACAATGTGAACTGCCGATGCACCGTGGAACTACACATTGATGCAGAGGAAGAGTGATCTGCTTCCTTTACATACATGGTGAGGGAACACCTACAAAACGCAAACTCAGACAAGAGGATAAAACGGAAATCATGGTGAGGGAACACCTACAAACGCAAGGAGGACTATTATGAGTTATTTAAGTGATTTGCTTGGGGATGCCTATAAGGAAGGTATGACTGAGGAAGAGATTTCCACTGCATTGCAGAGTGCAGGTGCAGGAGCGAAAGACAATGAAGCGGAAGTGAACCGCCTGAAAGCACAGCTTTCTAAAGCCAATTCGGAAGCTGCTGACTACAAGAAACAGTTAAGAGGTAAGCAGAGTGAGGATGAAGCTGCTGCCGCTGAACAGAAAGCAACGATGGATAAGCTGACACAGGAGAACGCAGACCTCAAACGTTCTATGGCACTGTCAGAAAAGAAAGCAAAACTTCTGGCTATGGGCTATGATGAAAAACTTGCCGATGA